TAAACAAGTTTCTCTTTGGATATTCAATTTCAGCATCAATACCATAAAAGGCTTTGAAGAATGCCTCTGAAGAATAAAGAGATCCTTTTACTCTGTAGAAAATGGATAGCAATCTTGCGGCATATCTTGGATCTACAAAGTAGTTGCTGTTTGCGACGCCTAGACCAATTTCTTTAAAAATTCGGTCTAGATCTTCACCAGAACTGCTATGAACGTCTCTTACAGAAAATAGACCTTTTATCTGAGTATCAAAGTTGTATGTTTGATCAGAATCTAAATATTCATAATACTTTTCTAGAAACGTAACAAATTGAGGATACTGTGCAATAAAATACTCAGGTAAAACATCTTTTACCTTGTTAGTTTTAAAGTCAACGTATCTACGATTAATAGTTTCTACTGTGTTTACCATTAGAGACTTACTCTATTGTTTTCGTAATCAAGAGATCCAACAGCAAACGAACTGCCAAGATCAAGTTCTAACACATAGTTTTTAGAAGATCGCACTGTAGCTGGGTTAGATGGAATTGCATTAATTTTTAATTCGGGATTTGTTGTATATCCTACAACAGAACTAATGTTTAACCCCGTTAATGTTATTACCCCTGTAGTGGTATTATATGACCCAACATTATCAACCAACACAATCCCTGCTGGATCTACAACTTGAAGAATATTGCTTGATAATTTATTTTTAATCGAGGCCGTTTGGGAGTTGTACACAAATAGGTTTGATGTTATTGTATTGGTTGTGCTATTTGGGTTTGCAAGACTTACTGGGAAATTAATACTGTAGCTTGTTGATGCATTTAACGTTGGTGTTATCCGTCTTTGTAAAATAACGTCCATTCGAGAGTCTAGAATAGCATCTGACAAATCATCAACTTCTGCTAACAGATTAGAACGTCTAAACGTTGCTCCAAATTGACCTAAAGTATTATCAAAATAAGATTCTATTGTATCAATAACTTGGCTCTCAGCAATACCAACTGATATTGTAGATTTATTAGGGTTATAGTTAAAATATGTTTGGCATCCAACATATGTAACAATTGGATCAACAAACTCTGTATCAATTGACATAATTGACAAATTGTCAGTAACATCATTAACAATGCTATCTTGGACCGCCTGTTTTGCATTTGCATTAACACCGTCAGCAAATATTAAGCTAACAAGAACCTTACCATACTTTGCAGGAATATTATCTTCCCCGCCCCAAGCTACAGCATCTGTAACTGATCCATAGTTTGCAAGGATAACACCTTTATAATCTAATGCAGTAACCAGTCTCTGTTGCGCCGCAAATGCAATTGGTGCATTTCGTCTAATCGATGAAATTGTTTCTTTATCACTGCCGCCGGCAGCTGCTGAAGACACTAGTGTTATAAGGTTGTATGATGAGTTATCCATTGATACAGTAGTCGTTGCAGTAAAGCGGTTGGCTCTGTTTGCAACTGAACCAGTGGTACTAAGATATGTTATAACAATTTTATTACCAGCTGTAGGAGCTTGACCTGTTGTTAGACCATCACTAAAGTGGATTTCCCAATACCCATTGGGCGATTCGTGAACATCGTAGTATCTTGAGTTAGCATCAATTGTTACAGCAGTTCTAAGTGATGTATAACTGGAATATGAACTTCCGCTTGCTGTGTCATATACTTTAACATCAAGAGTAGCTGTATCTAAGTTCTCATCAGGAATAACATAAATTTGTTCTTCACCTGTTTCACCAACCAAAAATGTTTTTGTTGATTGTCTACCTTCGTATACTGGAATGCTAGATGAACCGGCGGTTGTTTTAAACACATAATTACCGCTACCATCATCGATAGCAGTATATGGTATAATTGTTTGGAAGTTATATGAAATTCCCTCAACCGATGTTGTGAATTTTGTGTATATTGGAAGAGACACAGTAGCGCTACGATTATTACCAGTGTTAACCAAGCTCAAGTTAAGATATGCCACCGCTGCTGTTTTTGAACGAGGAGTATATCCGAGTGACTCAGAATGTGAAACAACAGATGATCGCAAAGCAGCAGTTGTAAGAAACGATTCATTCAGAGCAAAGTTTGCAATCAAACCATTCATATGAGTGTTATAAGCTAACACATCCAGTATGTTTGATAGGCCCGATGCCTCAAAGTTATAATCGCTGAACTCAGATTGTTGAGCAAAGTATGTTTTTAAGCTATTTTTGATTGCATCAAAATCTAGCTGAGTCGATTGAATAGTTGTCATCTTATCTTAACCTTGATATTGTAGTTTCAAAAGACACTACTTCCTCTGTGTTGACAATTAAAAATTCAACATACACCGAGACGCTATTGTAGTCTGGTAATGCTTTCACTTTTATTTTTCTAATTAAAGCTCTTGGTTCATAATTTTCAACAGCTGTGCGAATAGCTAGATCAATACTTGATTCAATTCCATCATCGGCTAGATCAAACAATAATGATTGAAGATTTGCTCCATAAAAAGGATTGAATGGTTTTTCACCAAAGTTTGTCATAAGAAGATTTTTAACACCTTGCTTTACTGCAGCAGCATCTTCTTTTTTGTAAACATCGGCAGTTGTTGGGTTAGCACCATCCGTTGGCTTATGATCAAACGATAGATCAATGTCTTTATACAGACGGTTGCGCGTAGTTATAAGACTACGCGTCTGTAGATTACCATCTTCAATTGAAAAAGCTTTGGCCAATTAAACAACTCTTTTGTTTATCTTTATTTATACTAGTTATGCATAGACAAATGAAACGTCAAAACCACTATTCCACGTAGCAACATTACCAGGTTTACCTTGTCTCCAAGGACTCTCATCATAGTGAATAAATGAAGGATACCCTCCAATACCAGGTCTAACAGATCGAGAGTTTGCCCCACGAACCAAATTGTTAATCATCTCACGATATAGTAGAACATCTTGACCTGGATTAATTCGTTGACCGTTGCGCGCCAGATACCAATCCATTGCATCACCCAACGGATGATTAATCGTTCCAGACGATCTCGATGTCTTACCGCCTTGAGGTGTGATTATAGCTTGGTATCCTGAACCAAGAGATCTAACAGCAGCAGCAACAGCATCAATAACATTTTGTTTTGGAAGCTGGTTTGGATCTGGGTTAGATGCTTGAACTACACCGTCAGCAGGGAGTTTTCCTGATACACCAACACCACCCCTTGAAGTATTAATTGCAGATCCTGCAGGTTGAAAGCAGTCAATTAAATCAGCTGAGATTACTTTACCATTGGTTCTTGTCTCAATTGCATTAGCATAAGATTGATTCTGATATGTCTCAGACATATTTGGTGTAACGATTATGATATGAGCTGTCATTACACCAGAAGGATCGTATGTATCGTAATCTAAAATTAGCTTATCAAAGAAAATATAATCTTTGAGGTACAGTGCTAAATCGTATGTCTTGGATACTTCAACTTGGCCACTTGCTTTATTAACAAGCTGGTATACAACACATCGACCCTTTGTAGCTAAATCATTTAAACCATCAGCTGTTGGTTTTTCAGTTGGACCTGGATTATAATAGCCGCGTTCAACTTTAAGTGTGTATAAGTTTTGGTCAAAGATAATACCACTGTTAATTAATGACAAGTAATATGCGTGCAGTTGAAGATTTCTTGCAAGTTGGCGTCTTGCTACTTGGTCAGTAAGATTATTAATATTTGCCATTATTATTCTCTCAAAAATGTACTTAGTGGAATACCATTAGCAAGAATAGTTTTCTCAGTGATAGTGGTTGTTGCATTAATCTTCGCATTAAGATCTGGGTGGAAAGGTTTCTTGGATGGTTTTGCCCCAGGCTTAATCCACGCTGGTTCACTTTTGCCCATATCTGGATTGTGCAACCAAGCATCAGATGATGAGTTTGAAGCTCTTCCAACACTAGGAGGCGTTGGGTTGGCATAGGTTGGGCTCAATTTACCTTCTGCAATCGCACCAGATATGAATGCGCTATTAGCAGCGTTTGCCTCATCTCGTAACTTACTTCGTGCTGTTTTTGTTGTCAATGCGTCTTTTGATAGGCCACCGTTAAACACTGTCCGATCTAGCATGCGGGCAAGATCACCGGTTCCGTCAATATCAACTTGAACAATACCCTTTGGTGACAGTGTTAGATAGTCAGTCATTAGAGCACCATTTGGTAACGCTGTGGCAGATGTGTTAACTGCAGTGTTTGTTATAGTAAAGCCTGCTGCAGCACCAACACCACCACCAGGATCGGGGTCAGCATAATTTTGTGAGTTGGTGACGTCAGCAGTGATTGCTTTTTCTGCTGTTCCTTTTAACGAACCATGGAATGTTGGTGCTTGGAAACCACCCGTAAACGTCCCAGAACCACCATAAATGTTCTTGACGTATGCGACTACCCCAGCCCCACCAATCGTGCCTGTAGCACCGACTATAGTAGTTGAATTGCCCGCAATGTTGACGTTACTAGCTGCAACATCATATCCACTCGCAGCGGAAGTCTTCATCGACCCACCACTTGCAATCTGCATATCAGCACCAGCCGCCAAC